AGATAACCCAGTATCCTACCAGCTACGTCTGGGACTATCTCAGGTCACGTCTTCGTAGTACAGACCCAGAGCTACAGAGAAACCTCTGTATGCGTTGCACAGCAAACCCCGGCGGTGTTGGTGGTTGGTGGGTCAAGAAGATGTATATAGATATAGCGGAACACAACAAACCGTTCCCCGCTGCAGATTTAGAAACAGGCAAACCCTTCGTATGGCCTAAGGGGCATGAGAGAGAAGGGCAAGCCCTGTTCTACCGTAAATTCGTACCTGCTCGTCTCACAGATAACCCTTATCTAATGGCAGATGGACAGTACGAGGCGATGCTCCGTTCCCTACCCGACGTTGAGCGTCGTCGATTATTAGAAGGAGATTGGGATGTTGCAGAGGGGGCTGCTTTTCCAGAGTTTTCACGAACTCACCACGTTGTCGAACCTTTCGATGTACCTACCAATTGGCCGCGCATTCGGGCGGCAGACTATGGGTACGCTTCCCCGTCCTGTATTCTATGGGGTGCTATTGATTGGGATAATAATATTTGGGTTTATCGTGAACTGTATATAAAACACTTGACAGCAGAACAGCTAGCCGATAGAATACTAGAAATGGAAGAGTTAGACCCTCTCCCGCACTATACAGTGTTAGATGCATCCTGTTGGAATAAAACAGGCTTCGGACCTTCGATAGCAGAAACCATGATGCGCTCTGGTGTTAGATGGACACCATCAGACAGAAACAGACTCCAAGGAAAAATGGAATTACATAGAAGGTTAGCGGACGACCCGTATACCAAAGAACCACGTTTACGTGTCTTCTCAACTTGTAAACACACTGTCGCACAACTCTCAGGTATTCCGCTGTCCAAAACCAATAGTGAAGACGTTGATACAAAAGCTGAAGACCACGCATATGATGCACTCCGTTATATGGTTATGACACGCACAAGTGGTTATACATCCATACACAAAACTTTGCAAGGTATAAAAGACCAAGCATACCAACCCTTTGATAATACATTTGGATATTAAATATGGCAGGTGGCGGTTCTAAGCCGATAGAAATTAAAAGTAAGTTTGACCCTCGCGTGACAACTTTGCGAGAGGTTGTTGACTTATACGCGAAGGACGCTCGTGCAGCAGGTCGTAAGATTGAAGATTTTGAAAAGACTTTTAATCTTGCTGGATTAAAGGATATGCTAGATAGACCAGCTATTGATATGTTCGAGGGTAGCTGGGATGGTGACTTAAATCCACTAGAAGCCGCCTTACAGGGCAAAGCGGAGTCTACACATCGTTCGGTTATATCTGCAGTAAGTAATGTGCAGAGAAATGTTATAAGAGAAGCAACCAGATTAAAAACTGGTTCTGATTTGATACAGATAACCGATACTGTATATATACCTCCAAAGTCTAAAGCCTATACTAAGAGTTTTGGTTATAATCCGTACAGAATAGGATTTTTAACAGAGGCTCTTGTAAAACATGTAAAAGATAATCCTGCTGATAAACCGATTGCTAACGCTATTATGTTTCAACTTCAGACAGGACTACGCCCCTCTGCCGTAGGTGGTCTTCCTACTGCATCCTTCAAAACGTCGGAACGTCCGGGAGGTTCTCCGGGGATATTTATACCGAAGGATATGAAGGGTGTTAAAACAGATAATAATATAAATGTACCGCTATCAAGACGTTCTATAGCTATACTACAAGACCAAACAATGTACAACGAAGCAGAGTTCGGAGGTTCCGAAGGATTTTTTGTAAGACGAATAGGAAATAAAGTAGAGTCTATTACGGATACTGATATAAATAGAGTGCTTAAAAAATTAAATTCTAGTTTTGGAATTAAAAAAGACCTTAAAACAGTAGACACTAAAGATGTACCATACCTAACTTCGTACGACCTTCGACGTTTAAATGCAACGGCCTTTGACCAACTAGGTGTTGATGTAAACAGAGCAGGCGCATTAGTAGGTCGCCCTATACAAGCAAATACAGAACAATCTAGATATATTGGGGCAGCTCCCGGTGTTTACGGAGACTCTGCAACAGAAGATGTAAATAGAGTATCCAACTTCTTTCACCAACAATACGCAGAAACACTTTCGGGTGCTAGCGAAGCAGGGCAAGAAGGTAAGTCTCTAAGTCTCAATACAATGTTATTTGATGGTAAAACACCAGAGTTTACTGACATAGAAACAGAAGCACCCGCATCAATAAAGATAAAGAAGTTTGACGTTGGTACAAATATACAAGTAGAAGAAAAAGGCCCTGCTAAACAGGCTGTTCCCTCACCACAAGTAGCTGATGACCTAATGCCTGCGCCTAACCCTGAGGCGGCTGAAAGCTTGAGAGCTAAGGGATTTGACGGAAAGAAGATGGCTGATGCAATCTTAAACTTCGTCAATAAGGATACAACCAAGGCAGTTACAGGAGTTATTGCGGGGGCTGGTTCTACTTTAGCGGCTATGGTTCCCGGACCTGTGGAGGCACTGGTTACAGGAGTCTTCGACCAGAAGAGTTTAGAAGAGGCAGGAGCTAAGGGTAAAAAGCTAGTACAGGACGTTACTGGTCAAGAGGAGGGCGTACTTCCTGCGCTTGGTGAAGTAGCAGGGGTAACTGGTGAAATGGTTACAGGTGCAGTTGCTGACCCCGAAGCCCCTCTTGCAACTTCAAAATTTTTAGCTAGTCCTATGGCGACTATAGCTTCAGGATTTATTAACAGGAACGAGGAAGCCACTCCTGTTGATATGAATACAGGTGGCTTCCTATCTAGATAAGGAGAAAAAACATGCCCGGAAATAACTATAACTACGGTGCTGCTTACATTATGAACTCAGACAAGACATCTGTTGACACAGACGAGGGTGCAAGCTCCCTAACACGCGAAGGCTTGGAATTTGATACTCGTGTACAACAAGGCCCTATAACTGAAGACATGCCAAAGAAGCAGACTAAGCCAACAGTTGAAGCATCGTTATTCGCTATGGCAGACGAACGCGACTATTAGAAAGTAAGATATGTCAGAAGACAATTTCCTACAGCCTGCAGACGACACAACTATACCCGTTCAATCCCCAGATGAAATGCTTCCGGGGTTGGCAGGGTACGTTCGACGCAAGTTTGAAGAGGCTGAGAACGGACGTTTCTCCTACGAGCAACGTTGGTTACAGGCTTTTAAAAACTTTAGGGGCATCTACGATTCGACTACGCAGTATAGAGATTCCGAAAGGTCACAGGTATTCGTAAGAGTAACCAAGACCAAGGTTCTTGCCGCGTATGGTCAGATTATAGATATCCTGTTTGCTAATAAAAAGTTTCCACTCGTTGTAGAACCAACTCCTATGCCAGAAGGTATAGCAGAGTTTGCTCACATGGAAACTCCTCTAGACCAAATGTCAGAAGACCCCTACGGGTTCTCTGGGGATGGCAGGGAGCTTACTCCCGGAGCCTTAGGTGCTGAACCCTCTAAGGATTTTCTTGGTGGTCTAGAACAGTCTATGGGGCAGTTGCCACTAGCTGAAGGACCTAGCAAGATAGGCGAACCACAGATTAGCCCAGCACAGAAGACAGCCCTGAAGATGGAGAAGTGTATTCACGACCAACTTCTCGACACGAATGCGGTCAATGTTTTCAGGAGTGCAATCTTTGAGTCGGCTCTTCTAGGTACAGGAATTGTAAAAGGACCTTTCAACTTCAACAAACGTGTTCACAAGTGGGACAGAGACGAGAATGGTGAACGGGAATACCAGCCATATGAAAAGTCTGTACCACGTATAGAAATGGTATCTGCTTGGGACTTTCATCCAGACCCTGCGGCTACAAACATCGATGACTGTGAATACGTAATAGAGAGACATCGATACAATCGTCAACAACTTCGCTCTCTAATCAAGCGTCCCTACTTCATAGCAGAAAACATAGAAGAGTGCCTAGCAAAAGGCCCCAACTATGAGGACAAGTATTATGAAGATACTATCCGCGAGGATGAGACTGAGCCTTACGTATCTGAGAATAGATATGAGGTTCTAGAGTATTGGGGTGTCCTAGATTCTAAACTAGCTAGAGAAGCGGGCTTCGACGAAG